GGGGGGTATTACTTTGACGCCAGCGCCGCGGGGTACAATGTGTTACTGCTAGGCTACCAGTTTACCGTAGTTGATTCGTCGCCTATCACCGGCACTATAACATTTGAACTGCAAAAAGGCTTCCCGCTCCCGCCGACAGAATAAACCAGATACAGGGCAAACGCCCTGTATTTTTTTGAAATACTTTAATAAAAGTGTTGACAATGTACATAGGGGGGTATATAATATAGTCAAGAGGTAAGGGAAACGCCTCAAAAGAAAGGGGGCGAGCACATGGTAACAGGTAGCGAGAAACAAATAAAATGGTACGAAGAAATTTTAAAGGAAGCCTATGACTATCTGGACGCAAGATATAACCATAAAATAGCAGATGAGGTAGAAAAACAGGCAGTAAGTTTAGTAAGGGCCGAAATGGAAAAGGCACTGAAAAACATAACCAAAGCCAGCCAGCTGATTGACAACCGCAGATTGTTTTCAGCCGAACAGCTTAACCGCAATATTTGCATGGTAAGAGAGTATTTAAGAAATCAGAAGTAATTAAATTGAAAGGAGTTTAGACATGAAAAAGAAAAAATACAGGGTAAATGAAAGTGAACATTTTAATTTACTCTCGATGTATGAACATCTAAAAGTGTTGGAGGCTGAAACCCCTAGAGATTATTACACCAAAGCGCAATGGAGCGACTTGTATAGACGAATTGAATATATTGAGAACCTTATGGAAAAGGCGTATTGCGTTGGGGCTTTGGTTGACTGGGAAACGTTAAAGGCAATTAGAGAAATACAAGAAGAACGCCGCTTAATTAGATATGAACGTTGTTTAGCGGCAGGCGATAATGAAAAAGAAGCAGCAATAGCTTTAACGTTATGAACAGCGGGACTTTTGCCCCGCACTAATTAAAGGAGTTAGAAAAATGAAAACAACCTATAAAGAATACGGCTGTACTGCCAGTATCACGGACAAACAGGACGGAACAGCGCGCCTTATAGTGCGCAACCAATACGGCCAAAAAGTGAAAGACAGTATCCATAAAAACCGTGCCTGCGCTTTGGCAGCATGGCGTAGAATGTGCGATTAAGGAAGGTGCAGATGATGTTAAAATTTAAAAAGGGCGGCTATGCCCGTCACGATAGCGGCACGGTTTACAAGGTTAAAGACATTTCGCCAAATCCTTATAACCCACAGGTATTGCTGGTAAGCCTTGTAACCGGGAAGAAAACTTATACGCGGGCAATTCAAACCGACAAACTGGGCAACGAGTTTGCCCAATATGGGACAGGCTACGGCAGGGACAGGAGTTTTTCTTCTATCATTATTCCGATGAATTAATGCATAGCAGGGCAGAAGCCCTGCTCCTGTTATTACTCAAACTGGTTGTTTCCGTTTTGGAAATGGCCAGTGATAAAAGGAAGGCGAAAAAGATGTTGAAATTTAAAGAGAATGACATTGCAGCTAGCTGTATAACAGGCCGTAAGTACCTTGTAACAAGCATTAGAGAAAACAAATGCGGTCAGCGAGTTATAGAGCTTGAAGGCCATAAGTGCAACATTGTTCGCGATATAAGGACGGATGAAAACGGCGAAGAGTATATTTTGGATGAAGTTAAGCTAACTGGCGGCGTTGTTGAAGAAGTTCGCATAGTACCAGTAGGCAACAAGTTTACCCTTGAAGGAGATTAAGCATGGACAAATTACAGGAATTAGCAGTGCTGGTTTTTATAACGCCACTGTACGTCATAGTTACAGTAGCCATAGGGGCGCTGTATGTCATGGCGGGCGTCAAGGCCTTCCAGTTTATTAAGAAGAAGCTGGGAAAGTCAGAAGACGAAGACGCACGGGAATATAACCAGCGTCGGGATGTTTTATACATATACATCCCGAAACGGGGATATATTAGAGACCTTAACCATGATTGCACTGAACTACTATATACAGACAAAGAACACGAAGCTAAAGTTTTTATGTACATTGACGGTATTCGTGGAGTTTTAAGTTACATGAAGCTTGTTAAAAACGCAGGTGTAACGCTGCCAGATTATTACATCGTTACTAATGGAGTTAAAGAACAAGTTGCGAAAATTCATTTTTGAGTTTTAAGCCGCCAAACTTTTTGACAAAGGCAAACTATAGCAAACCTGTAATAAAACCCGTCAGCGGTCAACGCAGAAGCTATGAGGAGGTAAAAAATGATACCGGTTTCGTTTTTATTGGTGCTGGTCAGTCAGATATTTTTAACGACGGTTATAGTCCGTTATGACCATATGGAAAAATACGAAGCACAGTTACTAATCTTTGCGGCGCAATGCTGCTTTATCTGGTATCAGATAGCAGTGTTTGAATCAGCCAGCCGGAAAAAGTAACCCCGCTGCGTGTGGTATGATTAACTAAACCAACACGCAAAGGAGCTGATACTATGAAAGAGTTTTTTAACCTTCTGAAAGCTAACGGCATGATTATGAATTTAGTGTTCTTCATGGCCGTGGCTTTTATGCTGGGTGCCGCTGCTGGCGTTGCAACTGCAAAATGACAAAACAAAAAGACTGCCAACGTTCGGCAGTCTTTTTGTTTTAGGGTCAGGATGGAATAAAATATATTTAAAAAGGTGTAGGTAGAAGAGAGCTTACGCTCATATATATTATACCTCGACGTCAGAAAAATGGCAACAAAAAAGCAGCCTTGCGGCCGCCCTCTTGTTTTCTAAATCGCGTCACTGATTTCAGAAAGGTGATGTATTTTGATTGCAGCTCCATTATAGCAGATATATGATATAATGTAAACAACAAAAACAGAAAAGCGCCTGACGAATCAGGCGCCTTCCAGCTGTGGCAAGCCACAAAACAAACACAGTTCTTTCGCCCCGTGTCGTCGAGATAAGAAGTTATTGTTGTACCGCATTCATTATAACAGACTTAAAATCAAAAATCAATGAACCCGTGAAAAATTTTCACGACTTGAAAGCGGCGCCGCCAGTTCGGGCCGCCACTATCGCAGAAAGAGAGGTTTTGACAAATGGCACAACTAGGACTTTACGGCGGGTCAGTCACCGCCGGGGCCACAGACGGCGCGCTGCTGTCAACGGCGAATCCGCTAAAGTATGCAGGGGAAAAAGGCGCACTTGGAGACCCGGTAGCGTATGCCCTGCGCTGCCCGAACGGAGAACACGCCTATGAGATAGCTATCAGCGTGGCCGGTACTAATCCGGATTGGGTGACGCTGTCGCCCGACAATATAGTGTGGCGTGAAGCTATCACTATTTCGCAGGTAGGAGACATCAACACACTTTTCTATGTGAAAATCAACATACCGGAAGGCGCGGAATATAACCAGACTATACTTAACACGCTGCTTATTAAATACCTCGAAACAACTACAACAATTTAGGGAGAGTGCAGAAATGGAGAAACTATATCATCTGGCCAAGAAGTTCAAGGCGTATCAATTCGACGGGGATTTGAAAAACTCCGATGGATACTACTGCCCGGAATGGGTGCAGCAAGCGTTTGAACGTGACGAGCTGTTTTTTATCGGGCCAGAGCTTTACCTTGACCACTTCGAGAATTGCGGCCTAGAGCTGGAAAGGACGCATATCAGAGTAGGCGACTATATCACGCTGGATATGGAAAACATGAGAATTGACGCATTTAGTCCGGCGCTGTTTAATCGTTTTTTTGAGGCGGTGAATATCAATGATTAAACCGGAGCTGATGGAGTATATCGAGGAGCTGAAAGCGTATATCACGGCCGACGGGGGCATTGATGTATTCGAGCTGAAAAAAACGTTTTATCACGATAACCCGGAAAAGGCGGGGGAAAAGTTAAAACTCGACCATTACTATATTAAAACCAAAAATGGCCGAGAATACTATATCACCAACCCGCCGGAAGACTTTATCAAATTTTGTAAGAACAGTTAGGCGGTGATGTTATGGACGAAGAACTGACGCTTGATTTTACGTTCGAGCAGCTAGCCCCTGCCGTGTTGGGCCCCTTCCGCTTCGAGGGTATTCAAAGTTCAATCGACAACGAAAACACGTGCACGCTTGAGATTGAAGTATTGGATCCGCCAAGACCGGAGCCAGTGCCGCCAGTAGCAACCGAGCCAATTATTGTCAGCGGCAAGTATGAGGAAGTGCTCAACACTTACGCGAATACCGACCTTATCGCTTATACGCTGTACCTCAACAACGCATGGGACGTAGCTGTTGACAATGCCGGGAACATCGCCACTACATCGGGTGACTATGCCGTCGCTCAAAATGCCGCTAACGCCTGCCGCCTGTTCTACGAAGACGCACCGCTTGATATGACGCGCGGCATTCCGTACTTTGACATCACGCTTGGCAAAAAGTCTTCTGTATCAGCGTCGGTACTTAGAAGCCGGATAAAAGATATTGTCAGCGAAATATACGGCGTGACGGATGTAGAAGTTGCCATAGACTATGACAACGAGGGTCGCATAGATGGCGGTGAAGTGCAGATAACGACGCTTAACAGTAAGAATGTCACTATACAGATTTGATAGAAAGGAGCTGCGAAAATGGCAATAACATTTAACCCGGATACCGGTATCGTAGTAGAAGACACGGCGACTATTCGGGCGCGGCTGGTTGAGCAATGGCAGAAAGCCTTTGCCGTTGACCCGACAAAACCTCTGCTTAACACCGAAACCGAAACCCCGGCCGGGCAGCTTATCGACGGTCAGGCAATTCTGATAAACCAGAAAGATAGCGCGCTGCTCACGCTGGCCAACCAGCTAAACCCTAAAACGGCGGCAGGCGTTTTTCAGGACGCACTGGCAAACATTTACTTTCTGACACGTCACGTCGCCCAACCGACTTACGTCACCGGGAACATCAAGGGTGCGTATGGCACTATAATACCTTATGGCGCGCTGGTGCAGGACGTGAACGGGTACACGTTTCTAAACACCACAGTCACCACGATTGATGAAAACGGCACAGCTACGGCGGTTTTCCGCTGCACGCAGTATGGACCTATCGAAGTAGGCCCGAACACTCTTGCAAAAATCATTACTGCCGTACCGGGCTGGGACAGTGTAACAAATGACGCTTCTGGCGTTACCGGCAGAAACAACGAGACGCAGGCCGAATTTGAGCAGCGGCGAGCTGAAAGCGTATCGAAAAACGCGCATGGTACAGCGGCGGCAGTACAAGGAGCGGTTAGCGACCTTGACGGCGTTGTTGCCTGTGAGGTAGTCGAAAACCGGGGCGATAACTTTATTACCAAAATGGGTGTATCTTTATCGCCGCATAGCCTGTATATTAGTGTGTACGGCGGCGAGCCGGAAGACATCGGCAACGCTATACATCAAAAGATAGACGGCGGCTGCGGAACGAACGGCAACACTAAAGTCGATGTTATCGACCCAACGACGCAGGCCGAGAATACGTACTACTACCAGATACCGGAAACTATCAACATGGGTATATACGTTACTATCAGGAAAACGTTATCCCTGCCTACAGATTATGAAAGCTTGATAAAAAAGGCCGTGCTGGCCAACTTTAACGGCGAGACTATCGACTATAGCCGCGTCAAGATGGCACAAGTTTTGTACGCCAGCCGCTTTTATAAAAGCGTAATCCAGACGGGTGTAAATGATTTTGTAGGAGTGGAGCTTCAATATCCTGTCGGCGGCAGCCGTGTAGATAGCATTGAAATCCCGGCGGATGAAATCCCGGTTTTGTCCGAGGATAACATAACCGTCGTTGCGCTGGACGCTTAGGGGGTCAGAACATGGATTTTCGAGGAAATGAAGACGTAAGGGCCTGCGATAACATACGCGAGGAAAAGCAGCCGTATCTGCTTTCACAGTATTCTGCAAGTCCTACCATTTACCAGATACTAGCCGACTTCCGGGAAAACATTGACCCCACGCCGGATATCTGGACCTTTTACGACAACGTATTTAACATTGCGACGGCGCAGGGCGTAGGGCTGGACATATGGGGCGCTATAATAGGCATGGACCGCACTATATATGACCAGTCAACTAGCACGAAAATAACACTTGATGATGAAGGATATAGGAAGCTGCTTTATTATAAAGCACTAGCGAACATCACAGACGCTAGTTTGTACACACTGAATTACATGATAAATCAGCTGTTTCCTGACTACAGTGTTACGGTTTTAAATGTCCTCGTCGAAAAGCAAACCGAAGATGGGATGTATTACAATTCGGCTCCAATGCACGTCAGATTTCTTTTCAAGTCGTATCTGTCAGATGAAGACCTAGCTATATTCAAAGTTGGTGGCCCGCTATGTGTGGGCGCTGGCGTCGGCTGGGATTTGGTAATGATAGATACATCGAACGTATTCGGCTTTGACGGCAGCGGATTACAGCCGTTTAACTGTGGCGTATTTATGCCTGACGGCGGAATATTCGTTCCGGACGATGAAGAAACCATATCAGATTGAATGTTTCACGTGAAACATTAGATTGCGTCACTAGATTTTAAAAAGGGGCACGGACGGCGCGACGTGGCAAACCCTGCTCGAATTCATCGGTTCGCTGACGATGGACGAAGTGCAGGACGCTATAGACACGTCTATAGGGGAGATACCCAAACCGAAGCCGGTCAGCATGGGAGCTTATTCAACTGTAGGCAGCAGCGGCGTGGCCGCTACAGACGGATTTATAACTTCAAGAAGTTATGATAACACATCTATAACGGCGTACGTCAACGGCCTACAAGTCATGCATACGGC